ATATCAACATTAGCTGGATTTTGCTCGGTTATATCACCGAATGTATTCGCCATTTTTATAGAAACAATATTAAATACATCTGCTTTACCCAAACTAATTTCTTTAGCTTGCGCAGCAGTTTGTGTCTCTACTTGAATAGTTTCAAATGTTACAGATGTTTTAGTTTTTTCTTTCGCGGCAGTGGTAGTTTTTTTAACGCCAGCGTATACAACAAACTGATTGTTGGCATTAGCGCTGGGAACAGTAAATTCAACCTGCCTTAACTCTGGTAAAACTACATTTATATTTGAAGGAATAACAGGCAATCCAGTGGTTGTGTTTATTAACACATAGTTTTGAGGGTCACTAGCTGGTAAAAATGTTTCATTGTTTCGTTTACTATCGATAACTACATAAGAGTTACCGTTTGTAATTGCACTAGAAGCAGTGGTGAAAACTTGAGTGACAGTATATGATGTCCTTAGAGTTGTATCATCAGATCCTCTTATTTTTCTAACGTCGAAATAAGGTAGTTTAAAGAGTAACGATGAATAGTTGGGTTCGTATAAACTGGTAACAACCTTGTATATAACTACACCAGTAACTGTTGCTGCTGTATCTACAACTATCGTATTATCATTAGTTATTGTAACAATTCTTCTTAGAGTATCAGCATCACCAAGAGCAATATAATCTCCAACATTAAAATCTGTGTCGAATGTAGTTCCAGTACCAACTATTGTAGTTGAATTTGATGCTGTTGCAGATCCATTAAGTTTATTGATTACTGGAAAGATATTTGCAGTGAAATTGGAGTTATGTAATCCCTTCAGATCGTTATCAAGAGATTTTCCTGGTATAATATTGATATCAAAAAGCATCAATTCATAAACATCATCGGATACTGTATTTCTACGATCAAACAAGTTTAATCCACGAACACGAGCAGTACCAATTTTAGTTGCGCCAGCTGGAGCTGTCCCACCAACTGTAACAAATCTATCATATAGATCTACTGTTTCAAATAGATCAATTCTTGGAGCGCCAAATATGTTAGTAGCATAAATGTAATTGCCGACGATGGTCTGACATTGTACATCTTGTGCTCTTTCAAAATCTCTGGCTTTTTCTATCGCAAGATATTCAACACCAACTTTTTCAACTTCGTATCCACTGATATATGCTTTCCCAGGTTCCATGCCAATTGCTATTTTAGCCTCATCACCGCCATCTTCTGGTGAATACACTCCACGATTATAAAATGGAGTTTTGTTATAAAGCCATATTATTCCAGTTTCTCCGTCTCTCGTTTCACCAGAAGTATGAATTGGTGGAGAGCTTCCAGATATACCACTGTTCTTAGCAACAAACTTTTGCTCAATACCACCGAATGTATAGTTTACAACATCACCTTGTAAATAAGATCTATTTGCCACCCAAGTTCCACGATCGTTGTTTCTGTGCTCACGAACTTCAAAATTAAAATTATTAATAACATAATCACCAGACTCATCAGATGTACGACGAGCTAGTGTTTTTTCTAAAATTGAATAATCTGTGGTTCTTGTTTTGTAGATAATTTTACCTTCTTCAAGACGTAGAAGTTCAACAAAGTTCTTATCATCTTCAGAGGTTAATGATCTTTTAGAAAGAACTAATTCAATTTTATAACGGTGGGCACCAGGTGCTGTATAGTTAGAAGAACCAATGGCATTATCCAAAAGATCAGCATTATCCTCTGGAGTTACCAGAGTCTCAACAACATTAAGACCTACACGATAAGATGGAGTGGCACTGTATTTGTCAAGAGTGATTTTCTGAGCGTCTACAAGAACGAAAAACTTGTCAACGTAATAAACACCAGATTCAATTGATGCACCAGTACCTAGACCAGTAGCAGAAGTTGCAACTGATCTAAAGGCACGAGGAACAGATAATGTTTCACAACTAATAATCTCATCATTTTGAAAAATTTTAACATCTGTTGGATTGCCGTCAGAATCAGCACCAGATTTATTATAACGAACATAAACTGTTGGAGGATCTAAATCTGTTTGCTTTTCAACATGAAGAACAAATGCTTTAACGCCAGAGGATTGGCCAATAATTTCTTGACCAACGATCTCATCTAGGTAAGTATTTACATCAACACCATTGTAAATAGACTGAAGTTTAACATACTTAAAGTCATCCTCATATGACACTTGTCCAGGGATAACCATTGATCCCTGTTTAAATATATGCTCAGCATGTTTTGCAATTTGATTCTGGAGAATCGACTGCATCTGCGTAAGTTCGCGTGCCTGAACAGGATATCCTGGACGAAAGAGTAAACGATAAAATTTATCTCTTTCGTCGTAGTCGTCAAAATATGGATCTATGTTAAAATTGATTGCCATGTTGTTTTTCTCTTGTTAGTTTATTAATTATTTATTTTACATCTCAACAATGATTTTGATATCCTCAATCTGGTCTGGTGCACGATTAATCAATCTGCGATTTTCAACATAAAGAACATCGCCACTGAATGGCTCGACTTCTGGATTAGACAGAGCAGAGATTGTTCCAGTTGACAGCGATGTGGTTCCAGTGATAACTTCAGCCGTTGCAAAATCAGCACCGTTTACGTTACCAGCGTCTGCGCTCAACTGAATATAACGGATCGTTGTTGTATTCGCACCAACAGCAATGTTGATAATTCTACCAACTGCGCCAGATGTTCCGCCAGTGATAATCTCGTCTTCCAAGAAAGTACTAACTGCAGTATTGATAGTCAACTCTCTTGTTGCCTTCAAAGTTGTAGCAGTAGAAATAACTGTTGTGCCGTAGTTAAATGGATCACGGATCAACATGATACGACGATAGTCGTTGTCAACTGGGAAGTCGCCAGTGCCATCATCATACTCAAGACGCACGTTCATCATAACATAATATCCACCCAATTCTTCTACTGGATTAAAACCATGTCCTCTTTGTGGTGGGAGAATAACTCTTGCTGCTGCATTAGTACCATTACCACCTTGCATTTGAATAGTAGCGTATGTATATCCAGTTCCACCATTGGTAATATTGATTTTAACAACCTGACCAGAACCAGAATCAATAACTGCAGTAGCAGTAGCACCAGTTCCGTCACCGAGAACTGCAACAGTTGGAGCCGATGTATAACCAGATCCACCATTGGTAACTACAACAGTATCAACTTTTCCACCAACAGCTGCTTCACGAACAGACCACTGATCGATGTAAGCATCATATTGTCCTGGATTAGATGTAACTTCTTTAACTGGCATGAAGTCAGTTGAAATAAACTTGATAACATCAGAAGGAGCGATAGTATACATGTATTTCCAAACATAACCGTCAGCTGTAGTAATAGCGCTGGTAGACTTACCAGTTGGCTTCACAGTAGATGCAACTACCTGATTGCTGGAGTTTCTATTGTATAAGCATTTGTAAACATTGTACTCGTCAGTCACAACGAAGAATGCTGCGTCGAAAAGAGAGTTTCTAATCACAGCAGCGCCAGTGCTGGTGTTAACACCGATAGCGCCAGCAGAAGCAGAATAGTCTTGACGATACATGTCATAATACTGTCCACTTGTCCAGTTGCGACGGATAACGGAAAGGGTTACATCACTGGCAGTGCAGCGTTTAACTGCTAGCATATCTTGCCAATAGAGATACTCTTGTTCTAGAGTATCAACTGGAGCTGGTGGAGCCTTTTCGTTAGTCCATGGATATGGACGTCCGATACCAAGATACATTTTAGTACTTGCGGTCTCACCGAAACTCTCAACAAGTTGCTCTGCATTGTTGATGCGGAATTTTGAAGTGATAATTGCGGGCATTTTATAATCCTCTATTTGTTAATTAATCTTGATTGCTAGGTGCATAAGGGTAAGTTAAATCATTAGTATAACTTGTACTATCGTAAGTAGTTGTAGTGCTATCATAAGTGTATGGGAGAGGTCTTATGATATTAATCCATGAGTCCACGCAGAAGTTGATCTTCCTATAAGGATTATTTATTACGTCACCAATAACGACATTGGCAAAGTGACCATTTTGCGTGTTACCGTAGTACTCATTTTCATCTCTCCAGTAATAATAATTAAATGTACCCTCCTGCCAAACATCTTCGATTCTTGGCGTATTTCCCCAGTGTCCTTTGATACCTGCGGCAAATGGTGGAAGGGTAAATTTGAATTTCTCTAAAGAATCCCAGCATGGTCCAAATCCTCTAACATGCAAGTCTAGATGACCAACTGGCTCCATAATAATTTCTGTCTGACGATGAACCTGGCATTGCATATCCAAGTATAACAAAATATAGAACCACTCGTCACCATGGGCTGCGTCGACACGCAGATCCATCATATGAATTTCTTCTGGTGTAAATCTTGGAACTTCGATCTCTGGTAGAAACTCTGGATTCGTAGGAATCAGAATCATATGTCCGCCAGCCCGTTGCAAGAAGTCAACAATTATGAGTGTAAACTCAGATTTGAGTATCTCTGGGAATGTTTGACCATCACCGTAGTAGTTACCCATGGCTTTGATCTTGTTACTAATGAAAGAGCGAATAACTGCTCTCAAGAAAGATATGCTTAATGGTGCTCTTGGAATAGCTTGTCCAAAACCTTCATGCAGTAAAGATCCCCACAGTGCCATACCAACTGGATGTAGAAGTTTTCTTACAATGTCACGGTAATCATTAATCGACTGGAACGATCTTAACTGATATGAGTACTCTTGATAGAATGCGCTGTCTTGTATTTTTTTAGATGAATCGCTAATTTTACCATCAGCATTAATAAAGTTTCCTGGTGTTTTATAAACAGCAGACAGTGTTCCTTTGGCGAAGGCAGATCCAGTGCTGGTTCCAGATGCAACTTTACCTACTGCTCCTGTTGCTTGACCAACCAGAGTCATGTTCGGTCTCAATGGTCCAGAATTTTCCAAAACAAAAATATCGCCATCCTCGTCGACCAACCTATCGCCTGTCTCTAATGACATTTCAAATCTAACAGAAGCTGGATCTAAACGATAGAAGTTTCTATCTTTGTCAATGAAGGAGATATATCCAAAAGTTTCTTCTTGTTTTTCTAAAAGAAACTTAGAACCATCCTCCAGCGATAATTCAACATCGTAACTGGTTTCTAATGCTATTGATTGTGGTTCTGCAGTAACAAGTTCACCAAGAGCAAACTCGCCATCAACACGTTTGAAAATCAGATTGGTTGGGAAAAATCCTAAAGAATTATTTTGATAATCTATTCCTGGATTGTAGATAGAAACACCAAGAACCTTACCAATATCTTCACTGATTGCAACTAACTTTGCTTCTTCGCCAAGCAATTGAGTAGGTTTACAAGAAACCACTGGCAGCTTTTTATAATTCTGTCCAGAATCTAATACTTTAACTGTTTTGATACCACCAGTCAGAGTTCCTTCAAATAAGAACTCTGTAGCATCTTCTTTTAATAAGAAATCTCCGTTTTCAAGTAACAGAGAGTTATTATCTAATGCAGTAACAATGGCTCTTGCTGTGACCAAAGAATCGCCAAGACCAGTTCCAGCATCAGTATTATCAAAAGCAATTTCTTGGTTTATTTGATATCCACTGCCTGGAAATTCAACTTGAATGTCTTTAATTCCACCAGTTGATGCACGAGTAACCTGAGCAACTGCAAACTCTCCAGTTGGAGAAGACAATCTAATCTTATCGCCAATCTGGTAATACAAACCTGGATCTTCAAGTGTTAGATTTGTTATGCCAGGTTTTACCTGTCCATAAATTATTCTTCCTGTAGTTTTATTGCTTTCGCCAAAGATATAGCCAGTTGTATTAAATGTTCCAGTGACTGTTTTAGTCGCTAGTTTTAATTCTGTAATTGTTAGATTTTGATACTGAAACTTAATTACGTTTTCAACTTCAGCAGTAGCAGTATTTCCATTTTGGAATATTCTTTTGCCGATTAACTCAAATGTATCTACATCAAAATTGTGAAATTGATTTGATATGTCAACTATTCTAAGAACAGTATCTTTGTTAAACTTACCATCGGATGCTCTAAGAATATCATCTTTAGGTAGATAAACATCTACAGACTCATTGTATAACAATCTGAAGAGAAGACTGAATGACTTCTCATTACCCTTCGAAAGATATAGATCTTTAATTCTTTTCGCAACAAGTCTTCTATCTGCAAGAATAGTTTGAGGGATTTGAGACATAACCTCGTCAGAGATATACTGCACAAAACTGTTTAGAGTTTCATCAATATCCTTTAGAGATTCTAAACTTCTGTCTTCAGTTTGACTAAGGAACTCGTAGTATGCTTCTAGGAATGACACGAATGTGCCATGATCTTCCCTTACAAACTCTGGGAACTGTTCGCTAATAACAGTTGATATTTTTGCTTTTACTACGCTCATTCTCTACTTGCTGTGAAAATATACTCTGAAGAACCAGCACCTTGTGTGCCAGAAACTACTTTATCTACGATGGCATTTACGCTAATTTTTTCTTCATCAATTTGAACCAATTGATCTCTGACCGACACTACGTCATTAGAAACTGGTGTTACAAAGAAAGATACTTTTGCAGTATTAACAATCGCAATATCATTCACAGTAATAACCCCATCTTCATAATTGACTGTTCCTGCAGCAGTGTTTATAAAGATTTTTACTGTACCACTTTTCTCATAGTAGAATAATCCTAAATTTCCTTCGCCATCATCTACCAGATAGAAAGTTTCTTCTCTTCCAAAAATTTTAAATCCAGATGTAATGATATGATTACCACCTTCTGGATCTCTATAGATTGGGTTATCTAATCTTACAATATATTTAAACGGATCTGCTGTGCCAGTTGGGTAGATATCTCTGCGAAGTTTGATAGAAGTGATGTTACTTAAAATTGCCTCATCAGTATCATCTACTAATCCACCAAGTTTGGAGAATCTAAACACACCACCGAACTTTTTAAGTTCTTCGTCGTTATATGCAATAATTGTATCTTTAACTGTGGTTACTAATGTATTTGGATCACTGGCAGTTCTGGTAGCATCATAATAAACAGTTGTTTTAATTTCAATATAAAGAATAGTTGGATCTACGATAACTGGTGTTATTGAAACTGTATTTCTTTGTTTTAGTAGATCAACAATATACTGTTTGGTCAATGCACTAAGAACGTCGCCAGAAATTGGTTTGATTGCTATAAACACTTTGCCATATGCTGGCGGCACATTATTCTCGCCACCCCAAACGCTAATAGATTGTACGTTTGGATAAAGTTTTGTAATAATTGCTGAATAATCTTCTGCAGTGACAGTTCTTTGCTGAGCAGAAAATAAACGTGGAGCATTAGTTTTGATCGAATCAATAGTTTCTAATTCAGCGCCACCATCAGCAGCCGAAAGAACTGTCACTGTTGGAACACCATTACCAACATCAGCACTATCGCCAGCAAACGTAAACGAGGAAGCGCCATTTGCTGCTGCTTTTGAAGTTACAAAGTATTCAAGAATAATCTTTGATCCTGTTGGTGGTTCTTTACCAAGAACGCCATCGCCAAATTCTACCTCGAACAACTCGTCATCAATTTCCTTTAGATAGAAAACTCTGGTCGTATTTGTAACATCTGTTAAATACTGAGCGAAGGTATACGTGTAATATTTACCGAGAATTGGATCTTCTAAAACACGAACTTTTAATTTCGATATATCTACGTTTTTATTTGGTAGAATATAGCGATTTCCAGTTTTATATTCGTAGTTAAAAACTAAAGGTGTTCCCTCGTAAATGCTAATCTGTTCAAATCTATAAAGTCCATTAATTGGAGAAATCGTTTTAGATTCAAGATTATAAAAAGTATATGTTTTATTATCGATCTCGGTTTGAAAAGCAGTTTTCTCTGGTAGAGTTAAGGTAGCTGGCAATCCAACAGGATTGGTAACTGTAAGATTAATAACAGCTGTTGAAGCAGTAGCTGAGTTTGGTAAGTATCCTAAACTTTTCGCTAGAGAAACGACGCTGTTTCTTTTTCTGGCAGAGTCAAGAAACATCTCGTTGACTGCCAGATTTGTATAAAGAGCATTGTAGTGAGTATTATATGCGAGGATGTCTAAAAGAATTGACATTCCAGAACCTTCAAAGTCGTAGTCCTGGAACTGTTCTTGTCCCTGCAGATATGTTTTTAAGTTAGTCTTAATCGCATCAAAGTCGAGTTCACTAACTGATATAAATTTGTTGGTTGCCATTTATCGAGTTCTTTCTAATACTAGCTCTAGCGTAGCAGGTCTTTGTGTATTTAATATTCTGTAATACAAAGTCACAGTTACATAATTTTCATCTGGGGCAGCTTTCACAATAACATTGTCCAGGTTAACTCTTGGTTCAAAGGTGTTAACTGCAGAGTAAACTGCCCGTTCTATCATAGTGGTCATCATTGGAGTATATGGCTCAAATAATAACCCTTTTATTGGAGTCCCTATTTCGCTATGAAATGGTCGCTCGTAGTTATTGGTTAGAATTAAGTTTTTTAGAGCAGTTTTTATAGCATTGTCATCGAAACGACGGGCAATGTCCCCAGTTACTGGATGTGCAGTAAAATTGAGGTCTAAATCTGAGAAAGTTCTGGTGGAGCGAGCCATAATTATTATTTATGCTTATTCTATGAAAGAATTGGAAGAACCTTGTCCGCAGGTATCCCCGCAGCCTATAGGATCGCCAACTCTAGATGCTGGGCTTCCTTCTATGAAGGTCTTACTAGCTCCAGATACAACAGGTCTAGCTGGGGTCGGATGTACAACTATGCCACATACATGAGTCGCATGCTGGCTTCCAACTACACAGGCTAAAATACCGTTGAAGAATGTTTTTCCAACAGGAGTATTTACTAATGGGGTTGGAGGAAAACATCCATGCCCCGTGGAAATATCTCCTAATCTACTGACTGCTGGCATACTGAAGTAGCTCCAAAAGTGATTGTTGTCCTGGCGACCAGTTTCTATCTCTGGCGAAAATCGTATAAACCTGCGATGATCTAACGGTATTGTTTACATTTAATGCTTCAGCCAAATATGTTAAAGTTCTTTCTCTAGTCATATCTGGAGTGAATGAAATAACCTGATACAAATTATTTCTATCGACTTTAGTCCATATATTACCTTCTGGTGGATCTAAAGTTCTTATTGTTTTATAAACTAATTTGTCTTTGCCGCTAAAATCGTCACGATATAAAGTTTTTAAAGTATCGTTGAAGATTCCTCTATAATAACCAGAGATGCCTCCAGGATTTCCAGTGGTAAATGTAACTGTTGGTCCATTCGGCTGCTGCGGAGTTATCCTTACACTAAAGTATGTTCTTTCTAATTCTTCACCTTCAAAGTATGATATACTATATGAGAAATTTTGCAGTTCTGGGTGCTCTCCCAAAGTTGTGGAAGGAGATCCCTCATCTTGTCCTGCAACTGCCCAACCCATTATGCTGCTCTGGGTGGAACATTAGACACTAAAACGAATTTTGTTCGGTCAAATGTTTTATCATTAACCATAGTAAATGCCATTTTACGCCCACCGTTCGCATTAAACGAAGCATGAATCCAGATAGAATCTGGGTGACGATATTCAAGGATCATCTGATCATATGAACAAACTTTCTCCATTTGTTGGACCAATTCAAAAGTTTTATTGTATTTGTCTGGGAGAATGAGACCAATATCTACGGCTCTACCTTTACAGTGGTCTGATGTTGGCGATTCAAAAGGAACGACTCCTTTCAAACGATAACCAGAATTGATTTTCCACTGCTTTTTATATCCACCAATACCACCTGGTAAAACTTCAAGAGCAGGCTCAAGTATGTTTTGCACAGTATTTGCAAGATTACATACAATTTCTTGCGTGGTAAATATTCTTTCAGCAGAATCTTTATTTTCTTTTAACAACTGATCTACAAGTTTATGTTTACCACCAACTCCGCCATCAATCAACATACCTAATGTAAAGTTTTTAGATAGACGATAATCATTAGTGAAAGAATTTGTACTGAAAATTATAGAACAGTCTACTGAAGTTTTTGATGTAGCTCCGCCCTTTGGCACTGGAGCAGATTCTGATGCTTCTGGAGCAGGAGCTCCAACAACTCCAGTTTTACGTTGATCCTCTGCCTGTTTTGCTCTCCCTTCTGGTGTTTCTAAATCATCAGGAGTTTCAACTACTGTTCTCTCTTCGAACTCGCGCTCTGGCGGTATCAAGAAAGGAACTATAGGATTAATAGGATCACCGAGAACTGGAGGTGGCAATTCAATAGATTCAACATCAGAAGCATCAGCAGCACCACCAGCACCATTACCAAAGTTACCAACTGAGTAGTCCATATTTGTAGAGCCACCAGAAAGATAATTGGCAGCACCCTCTGCTTCGATGTTTGTAGCGCCACCCTTGATATTCATAGTACCAGTTGCCTGATAATTAACAGTTTCTGATTTATTATTAATTGCAGTTTCTGCCTGTGTGTTTATTTCGCCATCGGACTTAACTCTAATGTTAGCTGCTTGTATATCAAGATCACCAACGATCTTCATCTTCATGTCACCGCCAACTGCCAAAGTTGTATCCGTAGCAACACCTATCGATAAGTTATTTCTAACTTCAACTGTTGCGTTATTCTCAACTGCAATATTAGCATCTGTTCTAACGTAAATGTTTGCATTTCCTTCGACAGTTAAATTACACTCACCCTTGACACTAATGCAACCATTACGCTCCATAACAACAAAGTTATCACCAACGATATAATTTACCTGCGTGCCGTTAGGATCTATTTCTTGGAATGTTCCAGATCTATGAAAAGTGTGAATGCGCTCTTGTCCTGGTGTGTCATCAAACTCTTGAATGTGTCCAGATTCTGTTTCAAACACTTTATTGTATGGATACTTTGCACCAAAGGGTGCTTCTGGTTGGTCCCAATTTCCTTGACCCAGTGCCTTTGGTACTTGTTTAACTCTTGTGTTATCTTTCTTCTTAACAACAGTTCCTTCAATAACTCCGCGTGCCAGTCTGTTTGTATCTGGCTCGCCCATATACTCACTTAAAGGATATTTGCTGTTTGGATCTCTAAATCCATAAAGAGCAGCACCAGAGTTTAAACTTTCTTGTGATGGTTTTGGTGTAGAAGAATCTCCATCTTGTGGTGGTTGCGGAGTTGGTGGACCAGCATCTTTTTCTTCACTTCCAGTTCCTGGTTGTCCATAAAAATACTCATAGTAGTTTTGTTTAATGGCTGCTATATCTGGAGTGTTAACACCTACTGCTTTCTTGGCAGCTAAGAAAAAACTTGGGTGATCGTTTGGTGATACGCCTTTAACTCGATCTTTGATGTACAAAGCTGCAACTAAAGCAGAAACATTTATATCAGCATCAAGAGAATCTGGATTGTTAACAATGTCAATATTCAGTCCAGTTTGATTGGCAAGTTTCTGGTACTTCTCATAATTAGCGCGACCAGTTAACTGAATAAATCCACGACCATAATACTTGCCACCATCGGCATCTGTTTTATTGCCAAGGAAGTTCTTACCACGTTTGGTTGGACCGTACGCCCACGAGAAAAATTCTTCTCTTGTTACACCTTTCTTAGTAGCATTACCATATCTTTGAACATCTTCATCAGTTGCGAAAGAATAAACTTGTTTAAGTCGCGCTTCACTGTAATTAAAATTTTCTAACTGAGGGATCCATCGAGATTCACCGCCAGCTATCCCAAGCAAAGCACATTTTTGTTCTTTTGTTGTCAAACCAACTTTATCACAAGCTGCAATAAGTGCTTTAATCCCTTCGGTAGATTTAGCTGGTTGTGGTGATGATTTTGGTGGAGGAATAGTTGGTATTGAAGAGTTTGAAGATGCTGCAGAATTTGGTGTATCTGAGGAACCAGTTGTTATTGGTGTTCCGCTACCAGAAACAACAGGGTTACCAGAACCATCAACTAATACACCAGTTTGGGCTACGCTTTGTCTAACTGCGTCTAAGTTACTAGGAACAGCCTCAAAAGAAATAATGTTCTCAGTGTAGTTAGATACCACACTACTAATTGTAATTTCAGTACCGCTATTAATAGAAACAATAAATGTTTCTTTAGTGATATCATGCCCAAACACTTTCATGTTGGCTTTTAAATCTTTTGTTAGATCATTTCTTCCAAACTCGGGATCATAAAATGTTAGTTTATTTCCGCTAACTGGTCCAGGAATAGTTCTAAGTTTAAGATTAGATAGTTTTGTAGATCCAGTTAAAGGTGCATTGCCATCCAACTCAATAATACCTGGAGGTGTAGCAATACCACCTAGTGTACCAAGCATAATTGGTTGCTGCATATCATCATCAGCAAAAAATACAATTACTGATGTTCCTTCAACTGGACCAATTGGTGTATGACCAATACCATTCATAGCAGCAGAGGTAACTGGCTGCATTGGATAAGACCATGGTAAATCATCAGTTGGTAGTTGATTTTTGTCGTGTGTATGAACACCAACTATCCTAACTTGACAACGTCCAAGACTTAGTGGATCGATTCTATTCTCAACTACACCTGTATATAATCTCATTTCGCTTTTCTATTCAAGTTTATGTTTAATGATTCTCTAATTAATTCAATACTGCATTCGTGTTTTTCTTTAGTTACAGTATGATTTATAGCTGCTATAAGATAAGTTCCAGAATATAAC